GAATGTTGTTGATAGTTTCTTGCATTGCTTGCCAACGACGGGGCCCTGTATAGTGATCATATGTTTCGTCCCAACACGAGCTCCACGTTTTAAATCCTAGCTGTCTTAAGTTATGCAGATAATCTTTTGGTCCATACACTATCATAGGTTTACGACCAAGCAACGGTCGAGTAGTTTTTTCTGTAGCAAAAAATGTAGTGCCCATCGTCCAGGTTTCAACTACTATCTCAATGTCGAAGTTTCTATAGTAATTTAAAAGGTTAAATTGTGGAGTTAGATATTCTCCCCCCTCAGACCAATCTTTAATAACATATTGATCAAGCAGTTCTACCCCATCTATACTGGTAATGTCAATATTTTTACACCAATCATCAAAATTTTCTGCATCAGTTACCCATTGGTCGTATGCTGTTTTATCTAAGATATCATAGTCGTATGAAGGATAATCTTGCGAGCTTAATAAACAATCCTGATCTCGTAACCAATATAGTATGCTTAGTCGTGGAATGTTTTTTCTACCAATAAAACATCCTAGTCGATTATGGCTGTTTAGGGCAATGGGAGTTATTTTAGATTGTTTATATTTCCGAGCACCATCAGACCAAAAATGATTAAGGTCTCGCCACTTATTAATATTAGTGTACAAGTTGGTATTTTCTAATACATTTTCCGACAGTATCCTGATCGTGTACGGGTCGCGGTTATGTTTCTTAACGTGTGCATCTAATATTTTAATAACATTACAATGAAACATACTAGGACCCTCGTCGGTAACTATCAGAACAATTTCTTCTAAATTAGCCTCTAAGAATTCGATTAACTGAGTTGTATTCAACAATTGCTCGTCATGGATTGATAATTTGAACATTTTCATACGAGTATTTACTACTATATTTTGGTTGACTAATAATTTATAATTTGTTATAATGTTTACATGGCATATAATTATAACTTAGAAAAAGTCAATGCAGATTTATATGATGATATAGATCAGCTAGCCCTAGACGCATCAGGAATGTTTGAACAGAAGCTACAGGAGTTAGGTATTGCATTACCAGATGATGAACTTGAACAATTATACGATTCAATGAGAACGTTAGCATTAAATTCGGTTGACCAATAAATCCAAAACTGCTATAATAGTATTTGAAAGTTAGGAATTAATCATTTACGGGGGTAATGAATATGGTAGCTAAAACTATAAAATTCAAACAAGAAACAGATGAGCAAATCATTGAGCGTATTGGCAAACGTTTTACTATATTAGATGACATGACTAAAGCCGCAATTTGTGGTGATATAAGAGCAATGATCGTTGTAGGCCCTCCAGGGGTTGGTAAGTCATATGGTGTTGAAAAACAATTAGAAAAAGCCAGCATGTTTACAGAAGTTGCATCAAGGCCTAAACAGTATGATGTTGTTAAGGGTGCTATGAGTGCAATTGGTTTATACTGTAAACTATTCAACTACAAAGAAAAAGACAATGTACTAGTGTTTGATGATTGTGACTCAATACTACAAGATGAGTTATCATTAAACATTCTTAAAGCGGCGTTGGATTCAAAGAAAACAAGAAAGATTTGTTGGAACACTGATTCATACAAGTTACGTAATGAAGGTGTACCTGATACGTTTAACTTTGAAGGGTCAGCTATTTTTATTACTAACTTAAAGTTTGAAAATGTTAAGAGTAAAAAACTACAAGATCATTTAGAAGCAATACAATCTAGATGCCATTACTTAGATCTTACACTTGATACTGAAAGAGATAAACTATTACGTATCAAACAGATTGCAGGTACTGGTGCTCTGTTTCAAGACTATGATTTTAATGGTCACGAGCAAGAAGAAATGTTAAACTTTTTACAAGACAATGCAACTATGGTAAATGAACTTAGTTTACGTATGGCACTTAAGATTGCCGATCTTAGAAAAGTATCTAATACAAATTGGCAAGAACTAGCAAGAGCAACCTGCATGAAGCGAAGATAATTTGTTCGTTTCGTGTTCATAAAGGGTGTTGATGGTTGACACCCTTTCCCCTTTTATATATACTATATAATATGAAGCAAGCATTATTACACATTAAAGATGAAGTCAACGTAAAAATTGAAGGACTTGAACTGGATGTCCGCAAGAAGCTAGTTGACATGTTCAAGTTTGAAGTTCCTGGTGCACGATACATGCCCGCAGTTAGATTGGGTAGATGGGACGGAAAGGTTGGGTATTTTCAGCTAGGAGGTAGTACCTATATTAATTTGTTAGATGAGATATTACCGGTACTTGAACAATATAACTATGAGGTCGATCTTGAAGATTACAGGGAATACGAAAGAACGTTTAAGTTTACTCAGGTCAAAGAAGATAGTTACAGCCATTTAGTCTGGGATCCAACACATCCAATAGCAGGACAACCAATAATGCTTAGAGACTACCAAGTTGAGATAGTTAATAAGTTTTTAGCTAATCCGCAATGCTTACAAGAAATAGCAACAGGTGCTGGTAAGACCTTAATCACAGCAGTGCTAAGTCATAGTTGTGAACAGCACGGTCGTACAATAGTTATAGTACCAAACAAAAGTTTAGTTACACAAACAGAAGCTGATTACATCAACATGGGATTAGATGTTGGTGTGTACTTTGGCGACCGTAAAGAGTTTGGAAAGACACATACTATATGTACATGGCAAAGTCTAAACATTTTGCTTAAAGGATCAAAAGCACATGCTGTAGATATCACAATTGACGAGTTCCTACAAGATGTTGTCTGTGTTATGGTAGATGAATGTTTTGACGGTAATACACTTATAACTACACCTAACGGTAAAAAACCTATAAAAGATCTGAAGCCCGGTGATAAAGTTATAAATCTTTGCGAGAAATCAAAACAATACAAAGAAGATACAGTTGTTAAGATTCATAAAAATTTAACTCAGAGTGCAAGTGAGAAAATGCTGGAGTTAGATTTTGATAATGGTATTAAAACAAGAGTTACTGCTAATCATAAGTTCCTTACAAATAAGGGGTGGGTAAGAGCAGATGAATTAACAGAGAATTTAGAGATTATTAACATAAATACATACAACTAAAGGAGATGTAATTATGCCAAAACAATTTAATATAGACAGATTTAACAAACTATTGAAACATCATAACCAAACACTACAGGCAGAAAAAATTACAGTTAATGAAATTATATTTTCTAATAGAATGACATTAAGTGATCAAAGAGTCATACAACGATGTAAAAGACGAGTTATGAACGGCAACAACGTTTGGAAGGAAAATTTTGACAAACTTTACGGAACAAACAAGCAAGATCAAATGACTGCTGAAAAAGAATGTAGAAGTGCAACATCTGTCAGAGGGGGGAAAGAATGCCAGATTAAACATGGCAATAAAATTAAAGAAAATCTAAACACAAGAACTCCCTGGAACAAGGGAATGAAAATTAAGGGAAATTATCCTTATTCTCACAGTGTTTCAGAAGAAACTAAAGAGAAGATTGGCATTGCTAATAGTGGAGAGAAAAATGGAATGTTTGGAAAAAAGATGAGTGACCATCAAAAGAAACATAGAAGCAATCTAATGAAAGAAAAAATTCTTTCAGGAGAATTTACTCCAAACTCAAATAATAGAAATACCCATTGGGATTCTTATTATAAGGATAAGAAATACAGAAGTTCCTGGGAGGCGTTATATCAATTCATTGACAACGATGCGGAATATGAATCCTTAAGAATACCATACATGTTTAATAATCAAAAACATATCTACATTGTAGATTTTATAAATCATAAGACTAAATCCTTAATAGAAGTCAGACCGAAAGAGTTAACTAGTGACAGACGGACACAAGCAAAGATCAGAGCGGCTACACAATGGTGCAAAGAAAATCATTATCAGTTTGTATTAGCAGATAAAGACTATCTTACTTCTAAACCAAAGGTAGATAACTTTGATAATTTTGATAAAAAAACGCAGGAAAAAATTAGGAATCTTTATGAAACTTGTTAGGAAAAAAGAGATAGAAAAAATTCAAGAAACATATAATCTCCACATTAAAGAAGATCATAATTACATTGCAAACGATGCTGTGGTAGCTAATTGCCACATGGCCAAAGCAGATGCATTAAAAACTTTGTTAACGGGAGTTATGTCTCAGGTACCAATTCGTTGGGGACTAACTGGAACGATACCTAAAGAAGCATATGAACGTATGAGCTTACGTTGTTCAATAGGCGATGTTATCGGAAAACTGTCAGCAAACGAATTACAACAGGAAGGAGTGCTTGCTAACTGTCATGTAAATGTAGTGCAGTTAGTTGATCATGCAGAATATACTTCGTATCAGGATGAACTTAAATATCTATTAGAGACCAAAGACCGTATGAAGTATATGGCTGACCTAATTACTAAGATTAGAGCAAGTGGGAATACTCTGGTGCTAGTGGATAGAATTGCTCCAGGTCAGGCGTTAACTGAACTAATTAAAGATGCAGTGTTTGTATCAGGGGCTACTAAAGCCAAAGACCGAAAGGATGAGTATGACGAAATTGCAACAATGGACAGTAAAGTTATTATTGCCACTTATGGCGTTGCCG